GAGGGTGGCCTCGACCACTTCCGGCCACGTCATCTGCATCATGTTCTGGACGGTCAGGCAGCGGTAGACCCCGTAGAAGTAGAAGTCCGTCATGGTCGGGCAGTCGACCGTCTCGCAGGCGACCTTCGTGTTGTTCGCCACGTCGGCGTCCATCGCCCGGGTCCAGAAGCCGGAGCCGCCAGTGATGCTGGCCAGCGTCGGCGAGGTCGGGATGGACACGCCGCCCCGAGGAGCCGGGAACTGCGGCAGGCTGTTGAACACCGGCCGGCGGGTCGTGTTCATGCAGTCCATGCCGTAGTAGGGCGTGGTCGGGGCGCAGATGGCGGCGGTGAGCTCCTCGTCGACGGCGAACTTGGCGTTCCCGCCGAAGCCGCTGTTGCCAGCGGTGAGCTTCTGGAGCTGAGCCATCGCGTCGAGGCCGTCGAGGTTCTTCACCTTCGGGTAGTTCGCCTCGATCACACCGACCGGGGCGACCGTGCCCTCGCTGACGGTGCGACGCCGCTCGAGCAGAGCAGACGCCAGGTCGCTCCAGTCCGAGAACTTGTCGCCCGCCCGGTGGCCGGGGACGTTGTCCAGGACGGTGACGCGGGAGGCGTCCAGGCCGGTGTTGGCCGGGAGCTCCTTGGCGCCTACGCCCTTCACCGGCTTGGCGGTGGGACGGGTGGCCAGGGCGGTCGCCGTCGCGCTGGGCGCCGAAGCGTCCACGGGCTCGACGGGCTCCGGCTCGGGCTCCGGCTCGGGGTCGGGACCAGCGGTCTCGGCCTCTTCGCCTTCGACCTCGTCGTCGTCGGTCTCGTCGACCTCGTCCTCATCCGGCTCGGCGACCGCAGCGGCGGCCTCTGCCATCAGAGCCTCGTCCTCGGCGATCTCAGCCTTGCGCTCATCCTGCAACGCCTTCACGGCGGTCAGGTTCGCGACGGCATCCTTCAGCGCGGCCTTGTCCTCAGCGGCGGCGAGCTTGACCTTGCCGCTGGTGATGAGCCCGATGGGCTCGGCCAGGCCGAGGCGAAGGACCTCGAGGTCTGCGTCGCTCAGCGCCGAGAGAACCTCGGGCACCTGCGGGTACTGCACGGTCATCCTCCGCCTCCTGTTGGCGCGGTTGGTGGGTGACCGGGAGTTTGGCAGCAGGCCCAGAGGAAGGGCGACAGCTCAGGCGTTGCGAGCGACGGCGGCTTCGAGCTCAGCGCGAACCTCGGGAGCGAGGTTCTGGTTCTCGATCCACTCGGGGATGTGCGCGTAGGCGCCGTGAGGGAACGCCTTCTTCAGCAGCACGTCGATCGTGACGTCCTTGGCGAAGTCGCTGACGTCAGGCTCAGGGGAGACTGACGGGGACTTGCGGGTCGATGAGGCCGCCTTCTTCGCTGGCGTCGGCATGGTCACCCTCCAGAGCGGCACGAGCGGCCGCGAGCAGCTGATCGTATTCGACCTGGGCGAACCGCTCGTCGACCGTCGGCCACTCGGTCTTGACCGGGCTGACCGGGTTGTAGCCGTTGGCGAGGGTCTCTTCGCAGCCGCAGTCGACGGCGAAGGAAGCCGCGAGATACTCGACCTCGTTCTCCTCGTCCAGCTCCACCACGAAGGACGTCGCGCGCTGCACGGGGAATCCCTCGGTCGGAGCGGAGCACACGGCGAGGAGTTCGCCCTTCAGCCAGTGGCCAGAGACGCTCGAAGCCGAAGCTGCGTAGAGGGCCTCGGGCGTGACGCCGGGGCGGACGACGCCGCACGCCCAAGGCCCGAACTTGCCGTCGCGGATGACGACGTCGGCCCAGACGTTCTCGACCTTGTCGAGCGCTGCGTTGATCGCGTCCCGCGTGGCGTCGTGGCCACCGAGCAGGATGAGCGGACCCGTGTAGGCCGTGCCCTTGTCGGTGCGGAGAGGCCGCTTGCAGTAGTTCGCGTAGTTCGACCGCGACCGGGGGATCTTCACGCAGCGGTCGATGAAGCCGGTGTGGCAGGTGTCCCAGGTGCCGAGGTGGAAGGAGACCCAGCCGTTGTCTGCGACCTTGAGGTGCTGGAAGCCGTCGGGCTCGGGGACCTCGAACGCCTCGTGCGGCGGGCGGATGACGCCAGCGGCGGTCAGGTTCGGCTCGACGAGGGAGGGGATCACAACCTCGAAGGAAGCCGTCACCTCGAGATCACCCTCGAGCTCCAGAGCGGCAGTGACTTCCTCTTCGATCTCGCCACTGGCGTCCTTGAAGGCGGGCTTCATCACGAAGGTCGTGGCGCCGATGTTCGCCTCCAGGAAGTCCATCGTCACCATCGGCAGGAGGTCTTCCTCCGGCCAGTCGACCTCGACGGTGAACTTCACGTCAGTCATCTCGATCGAGTTCCCACGCACCACGCCGGTCGAGAGCTCGTGGAAGACCTGACGCCCGTTCTCGTCATTGAGGAGCCAGCCCCATCCTTCGACGTTCGTGCCGGACATCCTCACCTGATCCAGACGGCCGACAGGGAAGGCGCCCTCGTGGCCGCGGCCGGGCGCGTTGCCCGTGATGGCCAGCGGAAGCTCGCGCGTGCCGAAGCCCGCCGAGTGGATGACCCGCTGGAGGGTGCCCTCCTTCGTTGGGGTGTCCAAGACGACGAGCGTCGAGAAGTGGATGCGCCGAGGCAGGAAGTGCTCGGGTGCGGTATCGGCAACCGTGCCGAATGTGACGTCCACGGAGTCCTCCTACTGGGGCTGCTGGCGCTTCGGCCCGTTGGGCTTGCCGTCGCCAGGACCACCAGGATTGCGCGTTCCGGGTCCGACGGGCGACGGCTCGGCAGGCGAATCGGGGATCGGACCAGGCCCGACCTTCGCCCCGACATGCTCCCAGTCGATCTCCTCCTGCTCGGGCATCCCGTAGGTCCAGGCCCACAGATCGCCCTTGGCCCAGCCGAACGATTGGATCTTCTCGGCGTTGGTCGGCTCGTCGTCGTCGGTCGCGCCGACAGCCGCTCGGAGGCTGCCGGCCTTCAGACCGCCGCGGTCCCAGACCTGGCCGTAGGAGTCAGCCTTGTTCGGCCGGACGGTGAGCTCGCGCAGGTCGTAGCCGACCCGGTAGGAGCGGATCTCGTCTTCGGTCCAGTTGATCCGCTGGTCAAGTGGGGACTCGCCGGCGGGCATCATCGACATGGCTCGCAGCTGTGGCCACAGGTACGTCGTGGTGAGCGCCCAGCAGAGCGAATCCATCTCGGGGGCGACGTCGATCTTCAGGTGGACGTCCTGGGACGACCAGGCGCTCCAGTGGTTCGAGTCGGAGAAGCCCTCGATCTGCTCGGGCCGGAGATCCAGGCCGTGGAGGATGCGGGCGATCAGCTCGCCGCGCTGCTTGATGTCGACCTCGAAGGTCTGGGCTTCTTCCCTGATCCACTTGACCATGTCGATCGACTGGTCCGGCACCACGAACACGAACGGGACCGACGCCGCGGTCTCTGACGGGTTCTCGATCGCCTTCGTCATCATCTGGAGGACCCAGTCGACGAAGGGGTTCTCCGACAGCTTGTTCGGGTCCGGGTCGGGCCCCGACGGCGGGACGAACTGCCCGGCGAGCGACTGGGGGAACAGCAGGAAGCCTGCCGTGGCGAGACGGCTGGTGATCTTCGCCTTCAGCGACTTGGTGAGGATGTCGAGTTCTTCGCAGACGACCTCGAGCGCCTTCAGCGGGGAGTCGGCGATGTCGGACCACTGGGGATGCGGCCGCCAGATCCGGGCCAGGATCACGTCGGCGAGGCTGTACTCCTCGACGGCTTCGTCGCCCGTCGAGGAGGACCAGCCGTTGGGCTGACGCTGCCTTCGGATGCGGCCGGAGGAGGAGTCGTTGCCGTTCGCCTGGCCCTCGGCCGCCATCATCTCATGCGTGGAAGTGAAGTCGAACCACATCCGGTCGCCGGTCGGGTCGTCCTTGTCGGGGTAGGCGAAGAAGTAGCCGTCGCCGGTCACCATGCGGTTCGCGTAGTACGACGAGATCAGCCCGGCCTGACCGCCGTGCTCGGACTGGATCGCCATCACGAGATCGTTCACGGTGCCCGAGGCGTCGATGGCTGTCATCGGGTCCGTGTACTTCTGAGCCTTCAGGATCGACCTGGAGACCTCGCGCGCCCCGGAGGCGATCCCGAAGTGGACCTCCCCGATCCCGTTGTACCAACGCCAGGCGGTCTCGTCGGCGTGCTGGTCGTTGCGGCGCTTGCGGAGGAGCTGGTTGACCGTCTCGATCCGCGTGGCGGCGACGAGCATGTTCCGGGGCGGCGGGGCGTCCTGCTTCGGCTTCATGAGCTTCACGTCAGTCGACCTCGATCCCTGCGGCTCCGAGGGCAGCGTAGAACGCATCCACGTCGAAGCGCACTCCTGCGGCCTTCATCTGGGCCTCGTAGCGCTCGGCGTTGAACGGTGCGGTCGACTGGAGCGGGATCGGCGGTAGCCCGCGCCGACCCCGCTCCTCGGCATACAGCAGCCGGTAGAGCTCAGGGCAGCACTGGGCGAGCCGTCGGGTGGCGGCCCTTTGCGCCTGCTTCGTCAAGTTCTTCGTCGCCTTCTCGCCCGGCGTCCGCGTCCTCGGTCTCGAGGAGGGTCGGGTCACCGAGGTCGATGACGATGTCGAAGGGATAGGGATGGCCGTTAGGCCCCTGGTCAGACATCCGTTGCACAGTCCCCCTGATCGGCTGAGGACGGCTTCCGTCTCCAGCGTTCCGCATCGACACCGCTCATACCCGAGTACCGTCGACACATGCCCAGATTAGCGAGGCTGCCTGCCGCGGTCCGTGACATCGCCGACGCCATCCAGGTCGAGGCCAACGACTACGTCGTCAGGACCGGGGCGCAGCTGGATCGAGCGCGGGAGATGCTTGGTCTCGGGGACTACGAGCGGTGGGTGGCCGAACAGCTCCCCTTCAGCGTAGAGACCGCCCGGCGCTACCGAGCCGTCTACCTCGCCGTCACCAACCTCCCAGATGCGCCCCTCCCACCCCCGCACCGGGCTCTCTACTCGGTGGGGCACGGAGATCTGCCGGAGGCGGTCGAAGAACGACATCGCTGTGTGGAGGAGACAGCCGGAGATCTGCTTCGCCATGACCCCGGTGAACTCAGCGGGCGTCTTCGGGTACTTCTCGAAGTCTGGCTCGTCGGCGCACATCAGAACGGAGCTCCTTGATCGGGGTGATTCGGGACTGACCGGAACGTGCCGGTGGGCATGACCGGGTTCCACGGCCAGTCGGCGCCGATGCCGCGGGTCAGTGCGAGCGGCCAGACGCCGCCGTCGCGGGAGCCCCGCCAGTGTTCCACCTTCCACCGACCAGGCGTCTCGGCGTCAGGGCGTAGGCCGATGCCGAACTCGGGCCAGCGGAGCCACACCGACGAGCCGAAGGGGCGCAGAGGGCGGTAGCCGCGGGAGTCGCCGTGAGGCGAGTGGGTCTCCATGATGATCGCCGCGTTGAACCGCGAGCGGACCTCGTTGAGCGCCTCGACGACCGTCTTCGCCTGATCCTCGCCGCCGATGTCGCCGCGGGCCTGGACGCCGGAGTAGAGCTGGTAGGCGGGACCGATCACGAGGAGCTCAGCCTCGTTGGCGGCCATGCGGTCGAGGAGCCACATCCGGTCGGTGCGCTCGGTGAGGTTCAGCCCTTCCGACCGAGCGATGATGCGGAGGCGGTCGGGGTCGAAGTCCGACGGCGTCTTCGCCAGCAGGTCACGGAAGCGCCGGCGCACCCGACGCTCGCCGTTCTCGCAGTCGATGTAGACCACGCGGATCGGCGGGACCCGACGCAGCGTCCAGGGATGGATGCCACACGCGGCCTGCGTCGCCAACTGCCCGAGCAGGTAGCTCTTGCCCTGGCCCTCGCCCGCGGTGATGAGCAGACGGTCCTGGCGCTCGAGGAACTCGGGGATCGCCCAGTCGTAGGTCTCGGTGCCCGCCGTGAAGTCGGCGATGTTCTGGTCCGGCTTGCCGACGACGAGGGGCAGGTCCAGCTTCGACGCGTGCTTCAGCAGGACGTCATGCAGGACGGGGTAGGACGCGCCGTGGTGCAGGTTCGTCGAGACGTCGGCGATGATCCCTGCCACCCTGCGGCGGCCAGCGAAGTCCAGGACGCGCCGTGCCGCTGAGGTCACCTGCGAGACGGCCACGTTCCAGTGGCCCATCAGCTCGGAGACGACCTCCTCCTTGACCCCGGCGCGCTCGGCGAGCGTGTACGGGTCCATGTCGGGACGCCACGCCTCCCAGAGCGCCTGATGGTCAAGGCCGTAGAAGTCCTCGGGGGCCAGCTGGGCGTGAATGCCGAAGGGGTCCTCGGGGTGGCTGAAGAGATGCGACAGGACCTCGCGCTCGGTCTCGATGTCGGCCCACTCCATGCCCCGCTCTTCGTTGTCGCTCACCATGACATCGCCGGGTCCATCGCGTTGCCGTTGAGGACGACCTGCTTCTCCGGCCGGGGGGTCAGCTTCGACCAGTGGTTCTGGATC